CAGTCCTAGAAGCATTAGCTTTTCCTCACTTGTTTGGCAAGAGAATCAAGTCCAAATGCTCCACCTGCAATCACAAAGACATAAGGCATGATGGTGGTAGCAACAGTCCAATACTTATCTGCTTCAGTCCAGAGGAATACACCAACAAGACCAAGCCAGATTACGACAAGGATACCTGCAAACTCTCTCTTGTAGGTTTTTCTCTCTTTAGTCTTGTCCATTACGTTCCACGGCCTTTCTGATAGCCTTGAGGTTCTCGTCTATGCGGGCTAGGAGGACGGCTTGACTTTGAACAATATCTTCCACAGATTCAATACGGGTTTCCTGCCTGATAAGCCCCTTGGTGTTATTATCCACATCATTACGGAGTTCAAGGACGAACCATATTAGTGCGACTGTCTGGGCAAGTATCGCAAGTATTTGTGTTATGTTGAAACTCTTAGACAAGTGCCAATGTTCTTTTTCGTTTTGTGGTGTCCTATTGTTCATTTGGGGTAAGCCTCCCAGCTAAGCTCGTGGTGAGGGCCGTCGGGAAAGTTCTCCCAATAAGCACCAGACGTAATATCAACACCAAGTTCGTCTGCCGCTGTCTGCATAGCCTCTACAATGGGCCAGAAGTATTCCCAATCCCAAGACAGGGGGTAGGGCGCTAGGTCTACAGCGTGGCCTGTGAGGTGCCTAGAGTTCATCGTCTGTGACTTCCCCTGTGCTACCAGCTTACGTTGACGGTCAATGTTACGGATACCTTCGATCACACTGAAGTCTTGCTCAGTGATTTCAATAGCCCGTTTAACTACAGCAACTAAGTCGGGGTGGACACCTGATAGGTTCTGCATACTACGTTGTGAGAGTCTGTAGGTCATTATGTAGCCCCTTCAAATAGCGCATCAACTTGTTCGTCAGATATTCCTGCATGAGAAGCTAGTTGAGCAATAAGAGGGGCGTTGCGCCTTACCTTCGTTACAGAAGCCCATTCAGCCTTAGCTTCAATTCGTGTCCTTGCGGGGAGGCCCTCGAAAAATGTATCCCAACCAACAGGCCAGCCGTTGACAGCCTCTTCTGCGTCCGTCTCTGACAGAATACCTGCATCAAGGCAATTCAGGATGAACTGGGCGCGAGAGACTGAAGCTGATGCTCGCCATTCAGCAAGGACTTCTTCAGCAGGGGGCGGGGTGTGAACCCATTGGGAGCCATCCCATGTATGTTCAGCAGAGGGCTTGAGCGGCACTTCTTGAGTGCCTTCGGGGTATCCAGCAAGGATTTGCTCGGGCGGCTCACCGATGGTTTGCCAGTAGCCGCGTTCGGGGTGATAGAAACCTTTTTCCATTAGCGCAACTCCATCCAAACGCTTGCCAATGCCCCCGATTGTTGGCGATAGTAATGTCCATTCGGAACTATAAATGTATTCGCTACGTAGTATTGACTAGATTGGCCCAGCGCCCCGATCTCATACCAAGTTATTCCATCGGATGAAACATTTATCTTTCCGAAACCACCAAAACCAGATATCGAGACAGCAATAGGCTTGCCTGTTGTGTTCTGGTAAGAAACACCAGACGATCTAGAAGCCCTGACATCCTGCCATGTTTGACCGACACCGATCTGCTGCTCGTTTGCCGCAAAGGACTCTGCAAGTCGCTCACCACTAACCAAGCCAAAAACTGTGCTTGTGTCATCTTCAGCCTGTGTCTCAGTAAGCTCGGTAAGGTTAGCCACCTCAAACTCATTAGTGCTTTGGTTAAGAGTCCCGATGTCGATCCAAGTATCATCAGCCTCAGAACGCATCTTGAGGATATTGTTACTAGTGTCATACCAAAGCATGTTGGCATACGTAGTGGATGGTGCGGTAGACCCTGAGTTAAGACTACCAAGGGCTTGTAGTGCATCATTCAGGTCAACCCTAAAGTCAGGGGCGGACTGGTTGGCAATTACCAAATCGTTTTGTGACACTTTCGTATCCTTTCTTGTATCTGTCGGGTAGAGTTAGTTATACTCTACAATAGCTTTCAGCCCTGAAACAGAGGGCGTTACGTTGTCAGATGTGGAAGTCAAGACTACACGGAACCTGAAGGCACGGCCATAGTATTCCCCAGCCTTGAACAGTTGGTAGCTTGACCATGTAGGTGAACCTGATGGGTCATCTTCAGTTGTTGAGATGTAGGTCTTTACATTACAGTCGGCAAAGTCAGCGGTCCCCGTGAGGTCATCAAACAGTCCCGGTAGGTCATCAAACAGCCCCGGCAGGTCATCAAACAGTCCTGTACTCTTGTCCCTTCTGCTAACATTAGCCTCTACCCTAGAGCGGACCCTACGGACACTCCCAGTGTCAATGTAAGTGCTGAAGTCATAAGTTGCCTCTGAGGGTGCAGTTGTCACATCAGTGATCTCAAGGGCAGAACTAACAACACTACAATCAGTCTTAGTGCCGCTAAAGGTAGGGTCTTCTACTTGGGTATCAGTTGTAGTGAAACTTTCTACATTATCAGAAGGCACAACTACAGACGTATAGTTTTCAGACAGGATGCCTGACTTGTCTACAGCCTTGATGTGGTATGTCCCCGGTCTTGTAGGAACTGACACTTCAGAGGCAGGTCTAGGCACTTTATCTACAGCAGTCGTGGCATTAGCCCAAGTAGCACCAGACTCCTCAACAGAATGCCTAATACGATAGTAGCTCAAGTCCAGATCAGAAACAGGTTCCCACCCAAGTTGGGTTATCCCACCGTTAACCTCTGCTGTAAAATCAGTCACATCTTCGGGTGGGCCTAGAAGCCCATTAGCGTCAATACCAAACAGATACTCCCACTCGCCCCTAACACCGAAGGTATTGATAGCCCTAGCCCTGAAGTCATAGCTCCCTGTGTCTACGTCTACAGCCCTATAAAGACCTAGCTCCCCAGAGCCGAGGCTTGTGTATTCTGTCTCAGTGGACTCTTTGAACTCTACCTCTACACGGTCAATACCCTCTGGCCTACCTGAAGACACGGTGACATTGATAATGTTTGTGAGTTTTTCCCTGATGACTTGTGTAGTCGCTGCGGCACTCAAGCCAACACTAGGCACCTCAAAGGGAGACAAGAGGTCAGTATTGTCCCTTTCGTAAACTTCACCATCGTCAATCTCATCAAAGACACTCTCAGAGATTTCACGGAGGGTCATCTGAACCTGAAGGTCATAGTCATCTGCAAGGCCAAAGGTCCAAGAGGTAACTTCAAACTCTTTGTCTGTCCACCCGAAGCGGTCTATAGTCAGGTTGATAATATCCCCTGTCTGGACCTGAAAGGCTCTCAGCCCAAAGGACGCACTGACGGTAAGCTGTTGACGGTTGCGCTCAAGGACGATACGGGAAATCCTGCGGGCTTCACTGGCAGTATCCGTGAAGGGCATATCAAGGTCAAGGACACTCTCTTGGTTGTTGTCAGCAGTCAGGAAGGCATCGTTCGTCACTTCAGGGAAGTCAGTAACCTGCCAGTTGGATTCTTCCCCACGGAATGTCCCCTTGACAGTGTTAAAGTTATCCCTACGGGAATGCCGGGTCTTGACTGCAATACTACTGCGAAGATCATCCTCTGTGAAGGTAAGAGTGGGTGCTACATAATAAGCAGGCTTCATGCGCCACTCACCTTGAGCATACCACAATAGGCCACCCATAGAGGTAAGGAGGTCATTAATGATGTCCACAGGGGCTACCCGAGTGGTGAAGTTACCATTACAGGTATACCTTGTGCTACCATCAAGCGTATCAGTCTCATCACAGACATTCGCAGCAGAGGAAACTAGAGTGTCATCAATATTAGTTGAAGTCTCCTCAAGACCATAATCATTCGAGATGTAGTCTCTTAGGCAGAGGGCTGGGTTGTCCGACCAAGCTGTAGTGTCAGTCCTTGGGTCATATACCTTCTTACCTTTGATTGTAGCTGTAATGTCAGGGACACCATTTGGGAAAGTGTCTTGGTCAAACTTAAGTCTAACATATAGGTAGGCAATACCCCTAAGCCTATGTTCAGAGGTCCACTTACTAGACTCAGATACGAGGTCAGGATCGGCTGTTTGATTCGGGGTTCCAAGGTACTGCTTAACTCGCACGTTCCCCGAATATTTTGAACCTGCCACTTCCCCCGTTGTGTTTGCAGTCCGAGTCAGAATCTCAGCAGATTGAAAGATCAACGTCTGGTCAAACCCATCAACACCAGCTGCGGCATCTACAAGTGCCTCATACTCATTCTCTGTAAGGCTGTCTCCTACAACGTAAGTAGCATCTGTATTAGGAACCCCTGTAAGAGTTATTGTCCTTGTCCCTAACAAGCCTGTAACTTCTACAGTGTAGTCTGTGCCTCCCAACACAACGAGGTCATCGTTTAGATACACCTCATCAAAGGACTCTATCTCATGCCCAGCAAAAGCAATTACCCGGTGTAGGAATTTGTTGTTCTTACCTGTAGTCTCATCAAAGACAACAACCCCACCAGTTCTCACACGGCCATAGATAATCTGTTGGTCTAGTGCAGACCCCCTTGTGGTAACTTGATACCCCCTGCTGCCACTACTAGGCTTAGGGGCGAGAGCATTGAGGGCGATGCCGATAGCTGCTCTAACTAGAAAAGAACCCAAGAAGGTCCCAAGGAAACCTGACCCTGCGGCTGCTAAGAAAGACCCCCCAAGGATAGGAGCACTAGAAACAGCAGCGCCGATAATAGCGGAAGTAATACCCATAGTGACTAAAGCTCCAGCAAAGGTTTCGAGTAGGACCGTTCAATCAGGTTGTAACCTAACCTCTCAAGAAGGGGATCAAAGGATTGATGGACTTTTGTGTTAATAGTGAGAACAGACACACCATCCGCTTTTAGACAAGCCTCACCGAACTTGAGTAGCTTTACACCTGTGAGACCTTTACGATAGTCTTTGTGCAAGTAGAGAACATCATTAGAAGCAAACAGGTGGTCTTTATAGTGTAGGTGTGGGTTGACGATAACTACAAAGTAGCCTACAAGAGAGCCATCACTTCTGGCAGTGAATATCTTGAGTTTCTCTTGTTCTTCTAGGTGTGCGTAACTTTCCCAGCAAGGATTCAGATGGATGAAGTCTCTATTAACAGCTATCTCTTCCCAATGCAGTTTGATAAGCTCTTCAGCTTCCTCCTGAAAACCTGCAAGAAATTCCTGCTGGTATTTAACTTCCTGCATTACGCCCCCATACTACCTTCTTGTCCTGTAAGTCCTCAACGAAGTCGAAGCCCTTGTCATTAGGGTAGATAGACTTTTGGTAAGCACTAGAGTAACGACGAACCCTTTGCCTCTCCAAGTCAATCAGTTTGTTCTCTACCTTAACCTCAATAGTGCTAGTCTCTGGGGCTTCCTCAATGTTCATCTCGTCCATGTAACCAGAGAAGATTTGAGTGAGAGAGGCTAAGTAGGCTTCCCCAGACGTGTCATAATACTCAGCTACAAAATCAAGAATTAGGCCGGGATAACTCCCACCAACAGAATAATAGTCCTCAGTCAAAACACCGAAGTAGATATTACACACACGGCCCTGATAAGCACTCTGGAGAGCCAGTGAGATGACTTCACTAGGGATACCACTCAGAGTGATTGTAGCCCCTCTGACAGCTAATTCTGTGGTCTCCTCAATAGAACTGATACTTAGGAGATTCCCTGTGCCAACATAAGTGTCACCATCAATCGTAGCCTCACCCACACCAGTCCAAAGCCTAAGAGGCCCACTATCGAAGATAAGTTCAACAGCAAAGAAAGGGTAAACTACAGCATCATCAAGAGCGTTCTCAACAACAGTAGTAATATCTCTCGTAGCCATTAAATCAAATCCTCTACAGCTTCGAAACTAATGCCGTATGCACTAGCGTTATTGATTGACCAAGACGACACATTAGTAGCGAGTCTAAAGACACCTTTTGGATTATTAAACACCACAGTCTCACCGGTATAGTCACTACGAAGTTTAGGCCAAATCTCTAGGTCACCATCACCAGTCTGGTCAATAAGCACTTGGTGGAGTTTAGCACTAGAACCTGAACCTAACTGAATGTAGTCACCAGCCTTGAGTGTTCCTGTCATGGTTACAGTAACTGTCTCATCACCAGCACTGCCACTAAGGGTAGCACTAGAGACATCACCACGAGGAGTAGCATAGTCAGGGTCGCCCAGTAGGAAAGTCCCTTGTTTACCCTTGAGTGCTACCAGAAAGGCTTTCCACTCAGCAGCAAGGTCTCTACGCACACTAGGGATATTCACAGAGGCTTCCCACCGTTGACCGGGGTGTGCCACCACTTGTTGCTTGTAGGTAAAGGGAGACTGAGAGGTAGACACAGCGTTCACTGCACGTATCTCAACAGACTCAATCCCGATGGTAGTGGGGGTATCTAAAGGGTAACTGATAGCCAAGGTTTACCCTCCAAAGGTATTTCTAAAGGCACCACCACGGGCGCGAGCTTCAAGGACTTGCCTCTGTGTGAGGTTAGCAATCTTGGGTGCCTCTTGGGCAATGATCCGTTTGACACTATCGTCACCGTTGGCAGAAATGTGGAAGTGATTTTCTACAGAAACATTACCTTGATTCCCTTCCATCTGCACACCCAACTTACCGTTTGAACCACGCTTAAGGGGCATGATAGCTTCAGGGCCAGCCTCTCCCATAAGACCTGCACCATTAGCCATGGGGAATACTGTAGGGGAGCTAACTACACCACCATCAGCAAAGGCTGTTAGTTGTTTCCCTCTGTCGAATGCACCACCATTGGCGAACCCAAGTAGACCACTCAAGAACCCCCCACCGCCACCAGAGCCCCCTGTAAGACCGCCAAACAGAGAATCCATAAGGGGTTTAACCACAAGAAGGTCGAAAGCTTGCTTCAGGATAGCACGAGCCATGTCCTTGAAAGCGTCCTTGGCAGACTTTGTGCCGTCAACAATAGACATGAAGGCATCACCAAAGGCTTGTTTGGCTGTCTCAGCAATCTTTTCGAGCGGGCCTTTGACCTTTTCAAGACTATTGGTGTAGTCCTGCATGATCTGGTCAGCTTGTTTACCATTGATTACCCCGAGTTCAAGGGCTTTGTTAACAGTCTCTTGGGCTTTTGCCAACTGGTTAGCCCTCGCTTGAGCGTCGTCGTAAGTCCCGATGAGGTTGTTGAGAGCCTGACGGGCTTTATCCGTTTCTTGTGTAAGTTTCTCGGCAGCAGACATACCACCGCCCCCACCAGAGGAGCGAGACTGCCCTTTATTGAATGACTCAATTATAGCATCAATGTTGGGCGCATCCATAGAGCCGTAGCCCTGAGTGTTGGAAGTCCTTGGGTCGCCCCCTCTCCCAGAATACGTCTTACTACTTCTCAGGTTGGCGAGTGAGACAGCAGCATTCAGGGCAATCCCCAAACGCCCAGCGAGTAGGGCAGCTTCCTTAGCAGCACTAGAAATACCACTTGAAAGGTCTACCCCAGCCAATCTGAGGGCTTCATAAGCAGCATCCCCAAGCTCCTCTTTAAGAGCTTGTGTCCTCTCAAATACCTCTGCCATCTTCGTGACATACTCTGACGTAGTGTTTGTCAGTGTTTGTGCAGGCCCTACAGATGCAGCATAACCTGCCCTAATGTCCCTAAAGTATTGGACCATCTCCTCAACATAAGAGTTCCGCCTGTTCTCCGCGCGCTCACTCGCCTCAATGATCCGTAAGTTAGTTACGAGTTGATTGTATTCTTCTTGGAGCAAATCTCGACGCTCTTCAAGAGCACGGATCTCGGCTTCCCTGCCAGCTTTAGTGAGCCTAAGTTGGCGTTGGTTTGCCCCCTCTAAGTTGGAAGTTACCTCTTTAATTTGTGCTGCGAGGTTGTCTATCTCTTCAAAAGCTACCTTCTGAGCGATACTATCAAAAGCAGTCCCAATCAGTGCAACATCATCCGCTGCCTTCTTAACCTCGCCCCTGAAAGACTTTAAGTGCTCCTCAATTCTTGAGAGGGAGTCATCTGCATTGTCCCTAGCTCTCAACCAAGCCCCCGCAAAAGCTGTTACGATAGGGACAAGGATTCCGAGGCCAGAGAACAAGGCGATCATTTTTGTAGACTTGGCGAGCATACCAAAGGTGCCCACAAGCTGAGTAGCTTGCTGACCAAGGGCAACCATATAGTGAGTTCCACTCTGAACCTGAACCGCAAAGTCACCAACCTGATAACCTGTCTGTTGGAACAGGACACCCATACGGTTCATACCCTTGTTAAGCCCTTGGCCTGCCAGTGTGCCGTTCTGGACAGCAGCACGATACTGACGCATAGTCTCAATAGCTTCTCTACGGGTAATGTTGCCTTGCTTGTAGGCAGTAATCACATCCCTCTGGGCTTGCTTCAGTCGGACCTCAGAAGCGTAGAGAGGGTCAGCAGCCATCTTGACCCGCCGATAGGAATTGATAACCTCTTGACTTGCCTTGCGCTGAGCATCAAGAGACTTCATAACCGCGTTGGTTTCCCGCTCCTTCTGCTTACGCATCCTTTCGGAAAATGCGATCTGCTTACGAAGGGCGGCAGTGTTCTTCCTCTGAGAAGACTCGACTTTTTTGTAGGCTTGCTCAAAGACCTTAGCAGACTTCTGTGCGTTAGAGCCTGTCTGAAGTATCTCTTGATTAGCCTTCTTGAGACTTGTATAGTCAACAATAAACTGTAAGTCAGCCATCAGCAGCGGTCCTTAGATAAACCTGATCCAACCTCTTTAGTGCTTGCACGTCCCAAGCTGATAGAGGGGTTCCAGTTAGTTCTTTCCAGTGGTGTAATTCGGTGTAGGTAATCGGGTTGGGGCCTGCAAAGCCAGCAGTTCTAGCAGAGTTCAAACTACAAAAGGCAGCCCAAATATACATGAGAAGCGAGGGGAAGTGTGTCGGGTTGTCCAATGCTTTCGGTGTATATCCAGTCTGCCTTTCTACTTGTCGTAAGTGCTCACGTTGGCTAATGCCTTTATCATCTGCCTGATTCAGGGTAAACTCATGTTCAGCCCAAGACAGCAGATCAGACATTAGACCTTCGTAAAAACGTCTGCCGAGTTCTCCTCTTCCTGAAGCTGCTCAACAATCCAGAACGCCTTGGTGTAAATCTCTTTAGCTTTCTCAGGGGTAAACTCAAGCCACTCCCCACCATAGTAAATTTGCCAAGCAACTGTAGTCTCAGCCATAACCTCTACGCGGTCTTGTTCAGCCTCATACAGGTCGATGTCTACATCAGCACTCTTGGCTTTCTGTGCAGCCTTGAGATACTTCTGAGTGCGCTTATATTGGGCTTGTTTGTACTCAGCCGTGTGGGGAAGGTAACGCTCAATCCACATCTCTTTCTTGTTGTGGGTCAGTGGGCTACCATCACGAGGGTCAGTCAGTTTCGTGACTACAGTATCTTTTTGTGGTGTGAGACTTGAAATATCCATA